TGAGTGACATCCACCGCCACCGCCACCAGCATAAGTTACAGATGAACCTGTAATAGATGTTGCAACACCATTACCGCCATTAGTAGCGTCATTATCTGAGCCGCCATCTTGACCTTGTGCTCCAGCACCGCCACCGCCGTTACCAGCAAAGGCGCCACCGCCTGTTACACCATTTCCGCCACGAAAACCTTGTCCGCTTGTACCCGTTCCACCATTGGGACCAGCAGAAACACCGCCAGTAGCACCACCGCCACCTGAACCACCATTAGGATTTGAGGAAGCATTATATCCACCACTACCACCACCACCGCCTGTAGAAGTAATTGTTGAAAAAACTGAATCATTACCTTTAGAGCCTGGCTCGCTTCCACTTGAACCACCATTACCACCAGCACCTATTGTCACCGTGTAATTAGTATTTGTTGTAAGAGATAAAGCAGTTTCTAAACTACCTCCACCACCAGTTGCTGTAACGGTACATCTTAAGCCGCCAGCACCTCCGCCGCCGCCACGAAAACTACCACCGCCTCCACCACCTGCAACGACAAGGTAGTCAACGGTAATTGGTGCGCCAATGTTTCCTGAAATTGCCGAAGCAAAGATTCCTGAAATTCGCATTAAGCAATATCTCCTATTACATACCAGGTATCTGTTGCTGCTTTAATACAAGTAGCCATACCATAACGAGCACGAATCTTAGGTGCAGCAGCAGAAGCGCCTGTTGATTGAATAGTTGTTGTACCACTTGTTACGGCTTGAATAGTTGTTTGACCTGCACCAATTTGCAATACGTTTATTTGAGTACCTACTGGAAAAGCAACCGAAGCATTTGTAGGTATAGAAAAAGTATTTGCTGCCGCATTATTCATTGTTACTACTTGGCTATTATTAGCAAGAACAGCCGTATAAGAAGCAGTTTCAGCGTCAAAAGCAAGATTTATTTTTGCGTCAGTTAATGTTTTATTAGTTAAAGTATTCGTGCTTGAATCAGTTACTGTAATATCGCTAGTAAGAGCGAGTGTTCCAGTAGTTGTTGGCAAGGTTAAAGTTCCAGTATTAGATATACTAGAGATAACAGGACTTGTTAAAGTTTTATTAGTTAGAGTAGTTGTGCTTGAAGCAGTAACTGTAATATCGCTAGTCAAAGCAAGCGTACCTGTACTTGTTGGAAGTGTTAAAGTTCCAGTATTTGTAATGCTTGATATTACAGGACTTGTTATTGTTTTATTTGTGAGCGTTTGAGAACCTGTAAGGGTTACTCCAAATGCTGCGTCATCGGCAATCGTTCTTGCACGGGTCATTAGGCTATATCTCCAATCACTGTAAAGTTGTTGCTGCTAGTACAAATTATAGTACAAGCCGAAAATTGCGCTCTTAGGTTAGGCGCTCCTGATGTAGCACCAGTTGAGGTTAGTACGCTAGTTCCATTATTTCTAATTTGAACTGCACCAGCACCAATGCGTTGTATGTTAATCATTTGTCCTGTAGTAAATATTCCGCTAGGCACAGTCAAGGTTAAGGTCCCAGCATCACTCATAGTAATTAACTTATTAACATCACCAGCAACCAAAGTATAGTTAGCAGTTTTTGCATTTATAGTTACATCAAGAGTAGATACTGCATTTAGTGTTTCCCATTTAAGTCCAGAACCAGTTGATGAATCTGCAATTAAATATTGGTTATTAGTTCCAACTGCAAGTCTACCAACAGTGTCAGGTGCGGTACCTATAAGTATGTCACCCTTAGCATCTATTGTAGTCACTGTTAATGCGTTGGCTACAGTAAATTGAGTAAAGGCTAATACTTCTATTATATCTCCTGCTGCTAAAGCAGTAAGACCAGTAATGCTTGAACCAGTAGTGGCTGCATAATCTCCACCTCTTGATAGTAATACACCATTAAGATATACTTGCTCATAACCTACTGTGTAAGCAAGGGTTACCGAGTTATCATCTGTACCATTAAGTGTGGTCTCACCACCTGTTGCAGTCTTACTCCAACGAAGTGCTGTAACACTTGAAGTAATATTACCCCAAGCAGAACCAGACCATACCTGCATAACAGAGGTTACGGTATTAAAGTAAAGAGCACCTGTAAGTAAAGCATTACCATCATTATCTACTGACGGAGCAGATGCTTTAGCACCTAAGTATCTATCATCAAATGAATCATATGAGGCTGCAGCAGCAGTAGCGGCAGCAGAAGCAGTGGCAGCATCGGCTGCTACGGCAGAACTGATTGCATCTGCATAAGTTTTAGTTACTGCGTGTAGTCCAATTGTAGGAGCACCTGAAAGAGTTAAGGCTCCAGTCATCGTTGAACCTGATTTAAGTACTACTGTATCTGAGAAGTTGGCTGTATCAGCAAGGGCTGCAGCAATCTCATCAAGGGTATCTAATGTGCTAGGAGCGCCTGAAATTAAGTTAGCAATAGATGTATCTACATAAGCAGTAGTTGCAGCATCTGTTGTGTTAGCAGTAGGTGTACCTAAGCCTGTAATCTTTTGGCTATTAAGGGCAACTGAACCAGTAGGTGCAGCCATCTGGTCTAAACGAGATGTGCGAACCTGTGTATCAAAGTCAGAGACTGTGGCAGCAAGTTGTGTACCAGTATGATTAGCACGAGCAAATGGGTCGGCAGTTAACTTAGCAGCAGTAATAGTTCCATCAGCAATATCAGCAGCAACAATAGTTCCATTTGCTATATCAGCAGATGTAATAGTTCCTGCAAGGTTTAACTTGCTATATGAGATAGCAGCAGATGCGTTAATGTCAGCATTAACAATTGCGCCAGTACCAATAACAGTTGTTAAACTTACATTACCAGTACCATCAAAAGATACTCCGCTTGCTTCTACATCTCCAGTAAGTTGGAATGTTCTACCAGTAGCAAGGGCTGTAGCAGTAGCAGCATTACCTGTTGCACTACCTGCAGTACCTGATACATTACCTGTTACGTCACCAGTTAGGTTACCTGTAAAAGTACCTGCAATAGCACCAGTACCAGTAATGGTAGGGCTTGCAATAGTTGGGCTAGTTCCTAATACATTTGCACCAGAACCAGTTGAAGTGGTTACTCCAGTACCACCATTGGCTACTGGTAAAGTTCCAGTTACGCCAGTAGTTAAAGGTAATCCAGTTGCATTAGTAAGTACTGCAGCAGTTGGAGTTCCCAATGCTGGAGTAGTTAATGTTGGGCTAGTTAAAGTTTTATTAGTTAAAGTCTGAGTATCGGTAGTTCCCACTACGGAACCAGTTGTACCGTGTACCGCAGAAGATGCCTCAATATGAGTATTTGCTTCACGATAGTCACGACCAATTGCCATATGTCGTACTACTGCACCAGCAGAGTGAGCAGAACCAGTGCCTGGGCTAGCACCATCTACACCTCTAGATATAGAGATGGTATTGCCTGAAGAGTAGTTACTTATATCTACAATTTCTTCAAGGGCTGTATCTGGGTCAATCACCACCGTAAAGGTCTGGCCAGCAGGAACTGTAACTCCACCTAGTAATGATGAACCTGATACTACAGTTGCAGTAGTAGCAGTAGAAGTTATTGCGGCAGACAGTGTGGTCTGTTGTGAGCGTGAGGAGTATTTGCGTGTTGTCATTTATTTACCTATCGGCTGTAGTGGACGCGGATTGGATACAGGGTCTGTTGTCTTTGAGTTTCCTCATTGAGACGTTGTGTATATAGGGCGTATAGTTGTTTTGTTGCAGTTTGTGAAGCACCATAAGGACGTTTGCTATCTGTTTCATCTGCTTGTGGGCTAACTTGGCCAGCACGTGCAGGGTCAAGGTAGGTAAGCAAACGATAAGAAGCGCCAAGAACGATTACATCTTTACAAGATTCTGGCAAACCAGTTTGTGTTGAAAAGTCTTGAGCGTTAGTTGTAAATGGTGTTGGGTCTGTAGAGTATACAACCTTAACAGTTCTACCAGGAGTAATGTAATCTCCAATGGTTACTGTCTGAGATGTAGCACCAAATGCTGTAGCATCAGCCTTAGAATCCCAAGACCAGCGACGCACAGGAATCCATTCAAGTGATGGACCAACTGATTGCCACATAATTGTAAGGATGTTTTGGATGTTTAATCCATCAAAATCATAGGTTGTTTGAGCAGCATTAAATGTAAAGGTAGTTACTTTAGCAGCATAGATAGTAGAACCAGCAGCATTGATAGTATCATTGATAGCCTTCTTAACCACATAACGTGGGAAGGTTGGTGAGATAGTAACCTTAGTATCTAATGTGTGTGTAGCAGCAGTAGTACCTAGATAACCACGACCATAAGGAGATACAGTTGCTGTGTTAGCAACACGGTCAAATGAATCAATCCACATTAACTCTTCATCAATCTCAACTACACCTTTACCTAGATTTTCAGTTGAACCTAATGATAAGATAGTAGGAGATGTAGATGATGATGTGGTAGTAGTAACAGCACTGCTTAAGTGTGTTGCTCTATCCTGTTGATAGGTATAACCAGCAAGGTTAATACTTACTTCATTGATTAAGTCTGTTAATGTAGTTGTCAAGAGGCTATGCTCCTTAGTGCGTCAATTGCTGATTTGCCAGTAGTTCCAGCAAGTTCATTACAGATACCATTTAAATCTTTATAAGCAGAAGGTGCTCTACCAGCACTTGCCTTTTTATTCAAGGCTCCAATTATTCCAAGTCCTGATGTGCTAGCCCAAGCATTAGCAGCACCTTGTTCATCTTTAAATGCTGTTATTGCTGGGTAAGTTCCACCATTGGCTAGGCGATTTAGTTCAGCACATAGAGTGCTACCTGCGGTACCTGTTGGCATTGTTTATCCTATCTAGGTGTAATGATTTTCTTATCAGGGGTGATAAGTTTTGACTTAGGCTCTTCCTTAGGTTTACCAAAGAATGCCTTGTAATAATGTTCATCAAATGAAAAGCGTTTCATATGTGGAGCAGTGGCTCCTGTATGGCAATAGAGTGGAACTTCTGCCTTATCGCATAGTGCAAAGAAGAATATATCTTCGCCTATAAACTTAGTTCCTCTACCCATCTCCATAAACATCTGTCCATCTGGTGCTACGGGTCTTACCTTTTCAACTACGCTACGGTGCATTAGGATAAATCCAAATCCTGCAGCATCTACTTTAATCAGTTTATTCTCAGGTAATGGATGCACTCTGGTTAAACCAAAGCCACCTTCATTATCATTAACAAAACTAAATACTGTAGGCATTGGAACCATCAAAGGTTCCTCAGGGTTATCTGTAGTAAAGTATACTCCAGAAATTAATGGACGCTCTTTGGCATCCTTGTTGTCCCATAATAATTTAAATTTTTCTGGACTAATAACTACATCTGAGTCTACCCATAGTAGCCATTCGTAGTTAGTCTTATCATACCAGTAATCAATTACTGTCTGTCTTTGTCTAGCAATCTGATTGCCTTGACTTCTTAGTGATGTTGCAAACTCTACACCAGACTTTAACATTACATCTGTTACGCCTTGCATAAACTTGCCATCAACCATACCGTTGTCACACCATACAACTGCTATTGAATCTTTTGTCCCCTTGGTACTCATATTACCACTTAACCTTGTCCGCCCAATAGGCTGCACTCATCTTACCTTTAGCAATATTCTTTCCGTGTCTTGCTTTAAAAGACTTGCGCTTTGCTTTCATACGCTCTGATTCGCCAGCCTTAGGAGCACCTGCTGTACTTGCACCTTGCTCGCCAAATCTGATAGTCTTTACTTTTTCTCCTACCTTAGCCACTACTACGTGTGACTTCTTAGGATGATTAGGTGTACGCTTTGGCTTGTTGAAGCCAGATACTCCTGCTCTCTTTAATCTTGAATCAGCCATTATTTGCCCCTATACTTTGCTGTCTTCTTTGCTATGCTCTTAGGTTGTTTAACAAACTGTTTGCCTTTAGCATTACCTTTGGCCTTAGCCCTATTGGTTGCTGCCTTCTCTGCAGGACTTAATGCAGCCCACGCTGCAGTAGGTAGATATCTCTTCTTACCTTTAGATGGTTTACCATCAGATGTTTTCCACTTTTCAGCAGACCACTTCTTAAGTGATTGTTGAGATTTAGCAAGTGCCATTACTTGTAACCTCCGCCTGCTTTCTTATATTGAACTGCAAGTAGTTGTGCTTTACGGGCTGACCATTCTCCAGGGTCTCCACCCTTAGAACCAGCCTTAATCTTCTTAAACAATGTTGCTCTCATACCAGGTTTGGTATAGTTCCCAGCAGCATTAACTTTAGACTTTGCTTTCTTCTTCATTTGCTCCCCTTTATTGTTTCTTTAGTCTTAGGGTCAAGACGAGTTTTTTCCCGTCCATCTTTTCGGAGAATAACAATTAAACCGTCCCGTATAATTGATTTATTAAATCCGTCGTGACGCTTGCGTTGACCCGATGACATTACTTCTTCTTTACTCCAGGAGTTTTACGAGTCTCTGGTATAAACATTCCTGGATATTTTTTTTCAAGGGCTTTACGAGCCTCAGCCTCAAACCTAGCCACACTCTCAGGAGATATTGATTCTTGAGATTGTCTAAGAATTTCTTCACGTCTTTTGGCTTCTCTTGAATTTATTGATGTGCCTTTACCTACTGCACGTATTTCTTCTGGAGAACTACCAGCACCCCAAGTTTTTGGTTTAGAACTTGGTTTAGGCTTTGGTTTAGGGGTAGCCATATTACTTCTTCTTACCCATTTTCTTCATAACCATTTTCTTACCAGCCTTTTTGGCTGCCTTCTTTGCATCTGCCTTACCTTTTGCTGTGTAAGGGAAGTTCATTTTTCCTACTTTTGGCATTAGATTTGTCCTATCTCTTTCATTATGGTTGCGGCTTTTGGAGTTATATCTTTAGTCTTAGGCATAGTGTCCGCATTATACGCTTTACCTAATACTTCTGATGCCCTATGCGCTTCTTGTACATGACGCATAGTTGTTCCTGCTGGTTGTATTCCTTGTGCTCTTGCATCTCTATAAGCCTGCAATTCAGATGTCCACTTCTTATCTGAAATATCTCTTTTAGCATCTCCAGAGTTCATCTGAAGTCCTAAACCTTTACATCCAAAACATCCATCAATTGCAACTGGATGATGTTCCCAGTGTTTCATATATCCCCTTATACTGCTGTAAAGTTTGCTTCTGTTACTCCTACGCCACCAGCAATTAGTGCTGCTTTAATAGCATCGTTAACTATATGATTATGTCCGCCAAGATAGAACTCTTGGTAATCATCTATTGCTTCATCAAGAACATAACGGACTCTTGAATATACTCCGCCACTCTTAGCAATACTGATACCTCTATCTAGTTTATAGAAGTAAAATAATCTATGTTTACCTGCTGGTCCTTCTCGGACTGTAGGTGTTTTAAAAACATAATCTGCCATTGTTCTCCTTAATGAACTTACTGTAAGGCTAGAGTTTCCCCTAGCCCTACCGTCAATCAACTAAGCGATTGAAGAACCTGATTCGATTCTGTATAGTGCCTCTTCACGGTAGCGTGCAAAGCCAAGTACGCCGTACCAACCCATTGGGCGGTGACGCATTAACTTGTCAACTACTGGTCCGATAACTACGTGTGGCTCTTCTGCTACGGCCTCGGCCAATGCTTGCTGTCCAGCAAGAATTGTACGATAAACACGTGCAGATGAAGAACCGTCAGTAGCATTGTACAGACGTGCAGACTCTACGAAGTATGCACCTTCGTAAGTTCCGATTTCTCCTGCCCAGATACGGTCTTGTGCAGAGCCGTATTGGTTAGGAAGCAACCATCCTGCTGAACCTGTCTCAGCACGAAGGTCGTGTGAAACTTCTGGGTGGATACCACACCAGTATAGGCTACCCTTGCGAGCAATAGACTTGTTAGCACGTAATTTTGCTACTGCCTTGCGTAGGTTTGCAGATGAAAGTGTAGCAGCAGCAGTAACTGTTGCTGTTGAAGTTGCAGTTGAACCTGAGTAGATTACGTTTGAACCGCCACGCAATGTTGTCATTGCGATAGAGTCAATAGAATCTGCAAGGTTGAATGCAATAATGTTTGCGATTGCTGGGTCTACATCAGCAAGGCTGAATAGTTCCAACGCACGTGTTACCAACACTGAGTTACCATACTCGTTAAGAGTAATAGTTACTGAGGTTGGTGTGGACATTGCTACTGCATCTGGGTCAGCATCCTCAGTGAGGGCTGTAGTTGCAGCAGATAGGTCAACATAACGTTGTAGAACAACTGTTGAACCTGGGATTGCTTGACGTGCTGGACGCTTGTCTGCTACTGAGCGAATTAACGGCTCAGAGCGAAGAGCGAATTCAAGAAGACGGTCATAAGCCTTCTGAACTAAACCAGCAGCACCAGCGGTACCTCCTAATGAGGACGAACCTGTTGATACGTAGGCGTTAGCCATGTTTCACCTCCAGGGTGATTAATAACGGAATTTTATTGTGAGCGGAGTACATCCAATAATGCATCCATCGAATCTGCATTATCAATGCGAAGATTTAAGTCTTCTGCTCGGTCTGGGGTCATAGCGTTAGACGTTAGAACATCCTGTTGACGCAATGCGGCACGGTCTTGTTCTGATGCTTTAGGCTCCTCTTTAGCAACTGTTAGTCCGAATAAGTCTGCGTTATCATCGAGCCAGTTATTAACTGACTCCTCGTTAACATCATCCAAATCCTTAAGAACTAATCTTGCTGCTTTAAGGTTGACACCCTTCTTTTCTAGGACTTCTTTGACTGTACGCTCACGCTGCACCTTGGATAATCCCTCAAGTTGCTCAGTGAGTTCTTTGATACGCTTCTCATCGTTACGCTTGGCTTTTCGCAATTTTTTAAGTAAATCGCTTCCATCCATTTGCGTATCAGTGTCGGTATCTTGGTCGTCTTCGTCTTCATCCCAGTAGTTGTTGCTCATAGCAACCCACCCTTCTATTCGTTGTAGTCGCAAGCCTCAGATTCTGGTCGGGGAACCAGCCTGGCTCTTGCTATCGGTCTAGTACACTATGTGGGGCCGATGGATTCACATAGGATTCTATTTTAGTACTGACCAGCACCTTTATTTGTAAGGCTAGTCTTTGTTAATCCAGATTGTCCTTTAAATCTGCCTTCTTCTAAAGCAGTTAAAGATTCTCTTGCTCTCTTAGCGGATGCTAATCCAAGGAATGCTTCTTGCTCTGCTTGAAGTCTTGTATAATCTTCTCCTGTAGAGATACTCGATAAGAATTCTGAGCGAGGCGCAATACTTGCTACAGTTTGATAACCCTTACGTGCTTCTTCTTGAGTAATACCAAATGATGCTAGTGCTTCAGCACCTAATGCTCCAGTGGTTACATTCTCAAATTGTTTAGAAGTCTCAGACATTGAACCAAGTCCAGTCTTTAAACCTTGTACAGCAGCAGCGCCACCAATTTCAGCAATATTGACCTTGCGCTTTAATGATGGTAGTCCTTCTGCTGGGTCTAATACTGCAGCAACAATATCTCCCTGAGTAAGCATAGGATAATACTCTGCTAAAGCAGCCTTTGTAAATGGGTCAGCATTCTTTACTCTATCTACCGCTAAACCTACTCGGTCAGATACTTCTGCTGCTGAGATATCATTTGCAATAAAAGAGTTCATTCTATCTCTTGTAGCAAGAGTAGATACACCATAAGATTGTAATACTTGAGTGTATGAACGTTCTGCTGCTAGGTATTCTGCTGCGC